CGACGGCGTACCGGAACCTATGACCCAGCCACTTCCGCCCCGCACGCCGCATAGCCCGCTAGATCAATCCAGCTATCGGCGTGCGTGGGATTGGCGGTCAATCGCGCGATCTTCACCGCCGCCATGCACAAGGCGACTTCCGTCGGGGTGACCGGGCGGGAGAGGATCACGGACCACAACGCCGCAATGGTGCCGAAGGACTGTTCCGGCCCGCCATATTCGTTGTTTCGGTCAGTTAGGACAGCCCGGCCGGCAGCGGCAAGGGTCCGGCCCCGGATCGTGTCGTCGGTCATCGGCGCAGCGTCGCGTTGATGGCGTCTGACGCCCGCCGCGCCCCGTTGCTGGTCCCGAAGTAGAAGCCCACCACGGCGGTCCACGCAGTCGCCAGCGAGCCGATGAGGACGAGGAGCGGTTCACGCCCCGCCTCGGGCAGCCCGAACGCCATGGCGAACCCCAGCGCCGCGAAGAAGCCGATCGTGATCGAGAAGGCTAGCGCCGGGGTTGCCCAGTCCCGCATAGCGGCATGACGGGCGCGCGCGTCGGCCCGGTCGGCGGAGTCGGCGCGGATCACGTCCAACTCAATTTCCGCTAACCGCGTGCGGAGTTGGGACGCAAGCGCGGGATCGCCCGCAAGCGCCTGCGCCACTGCATCGGGATCGGTCTGCCCGGTGACGGCCTGCGCGACTTCGACAACCCTCTGTGCGATTTCCCCGGCCGGCTGACCCGCCACCCTTTCGGCAACGGCGGGGATCAGGTACGGCAACACGGCCCCCAAGAGGGGGATCATCGGGATGGGCATGGGTCACTCCTTCACGAACAAGTCGCGCTCGGCATCGCGGCGGCGCACAAGGCCCGGCAGATCGACACCCTTGGCCTTGGTCCACCGGCCGAACTGATCAGCGGCGCCCGCGTAGTCCCCGGCGTTGAGCATCTTGACGAGGGTGGACGCCCCGAACGCCCCGGCCCCGATGTTGTAGGCGAGGCTCGCGCAGGCGCCGTGCTGATTGGGCGTGAGCGCAACCGTGACCGCGCGGCGAACCGCGATGGCGAACTGTCGGGCGTCAACCGCAAGGCGCACATCGGCTTGCTGCTGCGTCCACGTCAGGCCCTCCACGATGTTGTCCCCGGTCGCCCCCCATCCGATCGTCCACACGCCCGCTGGGCAGCGGTAGGCCGTCAGCCTGCACCCCTCAAACTCCTTGATGACGGGGAGCGCGGCATTGACCGCCAGGGTGATCGGGTCAGTCGGGGCGGGTGGAGGGGCGGCGGGCGCACGCACGCGGACGAACCGCTCCGCAAGGCGGGACCAGAGAGACATGACGCCTCCATCAATTCGGCTTGGGCGGCCAGTTCGTGTCGATGACGAAATCAAGGGGGTCTGCGCCCTCGTCTTCCGGGGCAAACTCGACCTTGGGATGTTTGCGGGGCTCGCGGGGCGGCGGGCGCTTCGGGCGCTTCTCGCGCTTATGCGTCACGGGGCATCGCCATTTCAGGACGGACGACGACGCGCCCGACTTCGCCATATTCGCGGTGATAGGTGACCCCTACTGCGCCGCGCTGCGCGTGGTAGCCGTGACGGCTCGCGTAGGCGTCCCGAGCCGCAAGCGTCTGATGCTGTTCCACGACGATCCCGGGCGGCTCACGGACTTCCGATGAGTGCCGGTGCCCCATGTGGACGTATCGGTATGTCGTGGCGCCCCATATCGCCGGAAACTCGGTCGCCATCACTTGCCCGATGCTCGCTGGCTTCACGGTGTGCCCGTGGTGGTAGCCGAGCATCGTGCGCCCGTGCTGGTAGGCATAGAACGGTGCTGGGGACGTGTTGACGATTAACCGTGGCTCGGCATCGTACAGCGCTGAAAACATGTGCCGAAGCCACACGGACGACGCTAGGTCATGGTTCCCCTCGGCTATCAGCAACCGCACCCGTCCGTGCTTGGCGAGCGCCATGTCAACGACGGTGCGGATGAGGCGAATGGCCGCCGGGACGACCTTGGAAAACCGCCCGTCTGCATCGAGGATATTCCGGCTCGTCGGCGTCACCGCCTCCAGCCCGTCCCAATGCAGGAAGTCCCCTAGCAGCGCGACGACGGCGCCATCCGCGCTAGGGGCAGATGCGACCATGCGCGAAAAGCACCCAATCAAAATGCGTTCGGCTTGCGATAGGTCCCAATCTGAGCCGGCCTCATGCCGCCATGCCAACATCCCGACGTGAAGGTCCGAGACCGTGTAGGCGTTGAGGAGTTCGGCATCCGTGCCGGCTGGCTGCGTCACCGGGGCAACGCGCGGCAACTCTTCCGCCATCGCCTCGGCCGCCGCGATCATCGCGTCATGTTGCGCCTGATGGTCGCGAGTGGTCTTAACCCACTGAAGCGCGACCGCGCCGCCCTTGTCGTATAGCGTGGACGTCCCCCGAAGCGCGAACCCCGGGGCCACGGGCCGGGTCATGTCGTGGTCGGGAGAGTAGCCTTGTCGTGCCGCGCGCTTTCGCGCCGCATCAAGGGCCGAGTGTATCGTTTTCTTGTGGACGCCCGTCGCCTTTGCGGCGGCACGCTGGCTCCCATGGTCGATGATCGCTTGAATAAACTCGCGCTGACGATCCGTTGCCGCGAAATCCAACAGTCTCGGGTCAGCGCCGGACATCACGGGCTGCCCATCTTATCCAGCCGTTGCTCGATCCGATGGAGGCTTTCCCCTACCGATCGAAGCTGGACCTCCAACTCGGTTAGCCGCGTGCTCGTTTGCTCGTTCTGGCTAATCCAGCGCTCGATGTGATCCACGCGGGTCGTGAGGCGTGACGCCCACCACACGAAGCCGACGAGGTGCGCCAGCGTCACGACGCCAAGCCCCAAGATGGGGGTGACATCGCCCGCGTTCACGACGGGTCCCCGCCAAGGTGGACCCGAAGGCCGCTGCCCTCGACCCCGCACGCCACGCCCCTCATGGGAGATAGCATCATCACCGCCGCCTTGCCGTCGGGCAGACGAACCAATGCCCACACGTCGCCGTCGCCGTCCGTAAATTCGGCCACCGGAGCCGCCTTCACCGCCTTTAGCAGTTCGGCCGCCCGCTCTATGGGCATACACGGAAGCCGTACTTGTGCCGCGACCGGGCTCGACACGAAAGCGAGCGCGACCGCAGCGGCATAGACCGCTGGCCTCATGGATGGCTCCTATGTGGGTATGGATACAGGCGGTGCCGCCCGCTAGAATGGGCGGATGTATGACCCGCTCGCTCGCGCCATCGCCGGCCTGTTCGTCTTCGGCGGGATGGCGGCGTTCGGGTGGCGGTTTACGCTCGGCCTTCTGATCGGCCTTCTATTGATGCAGATCGCCTTCCGCGTGAAATACGGCTATTGGTTCACTGGTTAGCCGCGCCGGCAATGCCACCGCGAAGGGACAGGCGCACAAGTTCGTTCATGGGCATCTCAGAAAACACCGGGGCCGCCTCGCCGCGACGGATCGCCGTGTTGGCCCGCGCCCCGCCGACGACCTCCCCGACACCGCGCGCCGCGATGCCGCCGACGATGGAGCCGATCCCAGGGGTCGCCCCGGCCAACTGCCCCGCACCCTCGCCAACCGCCATGCGGATCGCCTGCCCGATCAACTGGCTCGCCTTGTAGGCGGTGCCGGATGCGTTCTGCTTGGTCGTGGTCCGGTCAAGCATCTGCAACTCGTCGCGCAACCGGAGCAGTTCCGCACGCTCCGCCGGCCGGAATAGGAACAGCGCCACTTCCTTCCCGTCCCCCGTCAGGGTCTCGTTGATGCGCTTCGCCATCATCCGGTAGGACGGGACGTCTTCCTTGGTGCCTTGGACCATCCGGCGCACGGCGCCCTCGCGCAGCGCCATGAATACGGGGCTGTCCGTGCCGTACATCTTGGCGAGGTGCTGGAGCGCTGCCTTCGTGCCGTCTGCCGTGCCGATCTGCCCCGCGCCGTACACGGCGTTGAACATCTCCTGCCCGGTGGCATCGCGGGACAGCGCCTTCTCGATCATGGTCTGGACGCGCGTCGCCGCGTCCTGCGGGTTGAAGAACCCGGCCCGCTCCCGCGCGACACCGCGCGCCGTCTTTAGGAGGTCGATGGTATCCTGATCGCCCTTGAACAAGCCGGATTCAACCGTGTCGTCTAGCCACTTGTCCATGCTGTTCTTGATGCGCGTCAGCGCCACGCCATCTGTGCTGTTCTTGACCGCCGGATCGTTCAGCCGCGTGTTGATGTTGCGGCGGATGCGCTCAAACTCGCCAATCGGCAAGTCCTTCATCACCATCTCGCCGGGGGCCTGAGACCGCGAAGTCACCACACCGCCGGCCGCTGACGGAACGGCCTCGACCCCCGCCTTCGTTTCGGATCGGATCGTGGCGTCGTCAATGGCCTTGAGGATCGTCTTAGTCCCCGCCATCGTGTCGTCAATGATGACGTCGTTGAGCGCGTCCTTGACCGCAATCCGCAGTCCGCCGGTCGCATCCGCCGTCGCGCTCAGAAGGTCTGCGCCTGAGTTGGCGGCCTGCCCGAGTTCCCCGACCCTGCCGTAGGCCGCGTCGGTTGCGGCGCGGGTCTGAGCGTCCGTCTGACGAACGGCGCCCTGCAACACCTGGCCGATATCGGCTTCGTCGCGGGGCAGTTCTGACCCTGAGATACGGCGCCGCACGCCCTCGATCGCCGTCCCGGCCGCCTCGCGCTGCGTGGCGTCAAACTCTTGAAGCCGCTTTTGCGCGGTGTCCCCGAGGCCGCCGTAGCGCATCGAATCCTCAAGGTTCAACTGCGCGGTGGACCCCGTGCGCTGCCCCTCCGTGCGCGGGATGTTAAACTCGCCGCCGCGAACCGTCCCGACCGCCTGCGCCGCCGCTTGATCAACGTTGCCGCTGGCGCTCCGGGCCAAGTTAGAAATCTCGCGAAACTGCGCCGCCGTGTAGGCCGACGCATCGACGCCGATCCGCTCGAACACGCCGCGCCCGAACGCCGTCAGGTTTCCAGCATCGTCAACGATGGGACGGGGCGAGGCGATGTTGCGGATGTAGGTGGACACCCTAGACGCGACCGGCATCAGGGCTTCCGCCGCCGCACCGCCGACCGCCGTCTCGGCCGCGCGCGTGCCGGAAATGCCCTGCTTGCTCCCCAGCGCCATCGCCGCCGCGTCCTGCCCGACGGACACGCCGCCAGCCAAAAGGCCGCCTAGACCAATCCGGCCGAGGAACGACTTGGCAACTTCCGCGCCCTTTCCGATTTTGCCGAACGCGACGACGTCACCGACCAACTTAGTAATGTCCTGCTCAGACATGCCGGGGCGGTTCGCGTAGTACCGCTGGCCCTGCCACTCGACCATCGGGTTCCCGAAGCGGTCCTGTACCGGCTTTGCGCCGGGGAGCGTGGCGATGGCGATGTCCTGCAACTGCTTCTCGTCGGCCGACACCAACTGGCCCAGCGTCATCTTCAGCCGCTTGGTCCAATCCCCGCCACTAAGCGGGTCCATGGGGATGGAGCCGAGTTCCGGCGCGTCCTCGCCAACGCGCCCCGCGCCCGTTAGCATCGAATGCCACGGCACATCGGCCGGCTTCTCAGCGACGGGCGGGGGGGCGGGGGGCGCGACGATGTCCCCAGCGGCCCAATCGGGCACGCCAGTCGGTGCGGCGGCCGGCGCGGGGGCCTGCTGCGTCGGCGTGACCGGGCCGGGGCGAATGAGGTCCGCTTCCCACCAATTCGCGGCGTTCGTCATGCGATCACCTCTTCACGGCCGGCTTCTGCTCGCCATCAGGCATTTCAAGGAAGTAGACTGTGCCTAGGGCGAGCTTGTCTCGCGCTTCCATGCCGCCGATTGTGG